ACTGATTGGAATAAATCCCTTATGCAAAACCAGGGAAGGCCCGGACTTCTTTATATGGTTAAAGGGCTTTTAGGACAGAAACAATATGATAGATTAGAAAGGCAATTACTTAATAATTTTTCCGGACCTTCAAATGCTGGAAAAACTTTAATATTAGAAGGAACCGATGATGCAGAAGTTAAAGATTATGGTTGGACTCCGAAAGATTTAGATTTTATTGAAGGGGACAAAACACAAGCTAGAAGAATAAGTTATGGATTAGGTGTTCCTCCACAACTTATTGGTATTCCAGGAGATAGCACATATTCAAATTATGAAGTAGCAAGGAAAGCATTCTGGGAAGATACAGTAATTTATTATCTTGAATTATTAAAATCTGAACTAAACTCTTGGATATTCACAGATGCTACTTCAGATTTATTTTTAGATTATGATTTAAATAATGTTCCGGCTCTTGCTGCTAAAAGAGAAATGCTATGGGATAAAGCACAGAAAGCTACTTTCTTAACTATAAATGAAAAAAGAAAGTTAGTTGGATTTGATGCTGATCCGGATGGAGATGTTCTTCTTGTTCCGGCTGGAATGATTCCTATTTCTGATGTGGGTCTTGGTGATGATACTGGACAAACTGAAGAAGAAGTTGAAGATGATGAAAAACTTGCTATCGCTAAATTGATGGAATTAGGAAGCACTGAAGAAGAAGCCAGAGAGGAAATAGGACTTGCTTAATCTAAAAAGTAAAGCATCTGAGCAGCAGTATATCAAATTATTAAATAAATTGATGATGCAGATTGAAGTTAAAGCTGCTAAAGATATTGCTAAAATTATTTTAAGACAATATAGGTCAGCAGCTAAAAAAGTTGCTTCTGGAAAAACTGGAATTGCTTCTTCTGTTACGAGCCAAACAACTGTATTCATAAATACATTGGAAAAATGGTATAAAGTAACCGGAAAAAGATTCTCTGATCTTACATGGAAGTTCTTTGCAGCTGAGTTTAAAAGTGAAATCAAAGAAGTTAAAACTATTGAAGATGATTTCTGGAGTACTTATAATGTATGGTTAAAAACTGAAGCTGTTATAGAAGTAAAAAATATAAATGCTACTACTCAAAAAGTGTTGAAACGTATTATAAACAATGGAATAAAAAAAGGAGAATCACATGCTGTAATTTCTAAAAAAATATTAGACTCTGGAAAGATAGCAAGCAAGACCAGAGCAACAACTATTTCAAGAACTGAAGTTCATAATGCAACAACTAAAAGTATTAATACTGCTATCGATGTAACGAAAGTTATAATGCAAAAGAAATGGCTTGATGTAGGAGATATGAGAGTTCGTGATACTCATATAAATGTTTCCGGTGGAGCCTGGATAGATAAAGATAAAGATTATAATGTAGGTGGAACATCTATGGAACGTCCCGGAGATTCAGCTGGTGGAGCTGAAAATGTGGTTAATTGCCGATGCGGTGAAATGTTTAGGAGGAAACGATAATGGAAAGAAAAGAATTTGCAGCAGAATTAGAATGTAAAGCCGGAGAAGAAGATGGAACAATTCAAGGCTATGCTTCAACCTTCGGAGGAAAACCGGATTCTTATAATGACATAATTGCTCAAGGAGCTTTCATAGAATCTATAGAGAAAAATGGATATGGTGGAAATGGAATTAAAATGTTATGGCAACATAACTCAAGTATGCCAGCCGGGATCTGGACAAATATGTTTGAGAACAAAACTGGATTAAAGATCAAGGGACAATTAGCTATTAAGACTACAATAGGAAATGATGCTTATGAGTTAATGAAACTTGGGGCAATCAATTCTTTGAGTATTGGTTTTAATATTGTTGACAGTGATGTAAATCCTAAAAATGGAATCCGGACAATTAAGAAAGCTGATTTATGGGAAGTTTCTTTAGTTACTTTTCCAGCTAATACAAATGCGACTATCACGCAAGTTAAAGCATTGATAGAAGAATCTAAAAATGAAAGAGAACTTGAGCAATCTTTAAAGGGTTTTGGGCTTTCAAATGAAGCCTCAAAATATATAGTAAGTATTTGTGATTTCAAAAGATTAGGATTCGAGAGGAATCTTGGCAATGAAAACACAAACAAAATTCTAAATTGTTTACGAGATGTAAACAAAAATTTTAAAACAAAATAATAAGGTAATAAGGAGAAAATCATGCCAGAAAACACACCTGGAAGTGAAGTTACCGAAGAAATCTTGAAAGAAATAAAAGACCTTGGTAGCAACACTGAAAAGAATTATGAAGAATTGAGCAAATCAGTTCACACAATTCAAGACGATGTTAAAAGAAATGAAGAAGGTCTTAAAAATATAGACACTTCTAAAATGGCTAAACTTGCTGAGGATATTACTCTCAGACAAGAAGCTCTTGATAAAGTAAATCAAGAAAACGAAGTTAAACTAAATTCCCGATTTGATAAGTTGGAAGTATTCTTGAAAAAAATGCCTACCAGTCTTGCTGGAGAAGGCAGTAAATCTGATCTTGAAAAAGAATCTATTGAACTTCAGAAATGTATTATGGTAGCTAAAGGACATACAGTTAATATCCATACTGCAAAATCTCTTGTTCCTGATATTGAAGCTCTTAAAGCTCATAATGAAGCTGCAAATGCTTTCCTAAGAGTTGGCAAAGACAATATGAATCCTGATCAACAGAGAGCTTTACTTGCTGGTTCAGATGCTGATGGTGGAATTACAGTTCCTCAAGCAATGAGTTCAAGAATACTTACCAGGCTTTTTGAAACTGACCCTATTCGTGATCTTGCTGCTTCAGAAAAAATTACTTCTGATTCTCTTGATATGATGATAGATGCAGAAGAAGCCGGAGCCGAATGGCAGAGTGAAACAATCATTACTACAAATGAAGACACTCCTGTTTTCAAAAAACTTAATATTCCTGTTCATGAATTAGCTACAAGACCTCTTGCAACTCAAAGACTTCTTGAAGATTCTGGAATAAATATTGAGAGATGGCTTGCTAATAAAATAGCTGACAGGTTCGGAAGAACTGAAGCAGCTGCTTTTGTTAGTGGAAATGGAACTGGAAAACCAAGAGGTTTTTTAACTTATGATAATGGAACAGATTTTGGTGAAGTTGAGCAAGTGAATATGGGAGCTGCTGCTGCCATAACTGCTGACGGTTTTGCCGAAATTAAATACTCTTTAATTGAACAGTATTTAAATAGAGGAACTTGGTTGATGAATAGAAGCACAGTTCTTGCAACTCTTTTACTTAAAGATGGAACTGGAAACTATATCTGGAGAAGGGGACTTTCAGACAAAGAACCTTCCACAATTTTAGGACTTCCTATGCGTATGTCAACCTCTATGCCAACAATAGCTGCTAATAGTCTTTCAGTAGCTCTTGCAGACTGGAAAGAATCTTACATGATTGTTGATAGACTTGGAATTACTATTCAGCGTGATCCATTTACAAAGAAACCTTTCATTGAGTTCTACACAAGAAAACGAGTTGGTGGTTCTGTCACTAATTCTTTGGCTATCAAATTAGGAAAAATTGCAGTTTAATTTAAATAAAAGAAAAGGAGATAATTTATTATGAGTTCACCTCAAAAAGATGGATATGCTGGTTTTAGTTTTTTTAACGCTTTGCCAGCCGATGTATATGCAGCTGCCGTAGCTGGAACAACTATTGATTTACAAGGATTTGATGAAGCAACAATAATTCTCAATGCTCAGTCTTTAGCTAGTGGCGGAGCTATGAGTGCGGATAATGTATGGAGAGGAGTTCTTCAGCAAGGTTTAGCTTCTGCTGCTGGAGTAAGTGCTTGGTCAAATGTTGCTCATTCAATGATGCTGCATTCTGTAATAGGATTAAATGGTCCTTACTCAGTATTAAGTGATGGTATTTTTGCAAGCTTTGGATCTACTACTGATGTACTTTCAAATGCTACTTATGCCGTTGGTTATAAAGGAGATGGGAAACACAGATATCTCAGATTGTATATGTCAAATACTGGAGTTGCTTCTACATTATGGATGGCTGCTATTGCTGTTCTAGGCAAGCCAGCAAATTGGCCTATAAATGAAGTAGCGAAGGCATAAGAAAAGGAGTTTTAAAATGAGTAAAGCAGACAATACTTTTCAAAATTCCAAAGTTCAGCTTCCTCAGGGAGCGGATACATTATCAATAGATAGTGACGGCAAGTTTAGTTTTTTCGGTAATGAAGTTACTGGAGAAAATCTAAATGCTATTTTATATGGAGCTATGCAAAATGCTGTTATTGCTAATAGTGCCGGAGTTTTATCAGTACTAAATATTCCTTATAATACAAGACTGGTTATTTTTTCAATGACTGATGCTGCTTCTAATGCTTCGGCTTGGTTAACCTCTCAAGTTAAAAAAGGACAACAACTTACATTGGTTACAAGAACTGGATTAGTTGCTTCAGTTTTTATTTCAATGTCGGGAGTTACTTTAATAGGAACTTATTCCGGATCACTTTCAAGTATTAGTTTACAGTGTTCAGCAGCTAGTCAAGCTTATTTACATTTGCTTGCAACTGCTGATGATACCTGGAGTATAATTGGAATTAATGATTCGACTGTAGTACAAAGAGGATTGGCATAATGGTTAATATTATAATGCTTAAAACAGAAAAGGGTTCGACTAATGGTATTGAAGTGAATGTATATACTAAAGATAAAGTATATGAGATTCCCGAATCATTGGCTGATGCTTTTATTAAAATGAAGGTTGCTGAAAAAATTACTAAAGTTGCTGAGGGAGTTAAATTAGCAAAGAAAGTAATTGAACCTGAATATGATAAAAAAGTAATTGAACCTGAATATGATAAAAAGAGTAAAAAGAGTAAGAAGAAAAAGGATAAATAAATCATGAGTCTTACACAGCGTCCAGTTGATCCTAAAGGTAATAGACAATATAAGGTCATAACTGAACCTTTAATTGAGCCAATTACCGTATCGGATCTGAAAGTATTTGCACGAATTGACACAACGGCAGAAGATACTCTTTTGGCTGGATTCATTACTGCTGCTAGACAAGCCTGTGAAATGTATTTGGGTAGAGTTTTAATATCACAAACTATCCGAATGACAATGGATTATTGGCCGTCTAAAAAAATAGAATTACCATTTCCTCCACTGATTTCAATTACTTCAGTTGAAACTATTGATGAATCTGATGTTGCTACAACATACAGTTCAGATAATTATTATGTAGTTACTGAAGCTATTCCGGGAGAACTCGTTGTAAAACAAGGAGTTAGTGTCCCTTCAAATACTGTTAGGGATGTTGCCGGATATAGAATTGAATATGTTGCCGGATATGGTTTAACAGCAGCAGAAGTACCTAGCCAAATTAGAGAAGCTC